TTCATTTATTTGTTTTTCTTTTTCTTGATATCACGAGCAATTTTCACAGCCCCGAGACCAGCAGTGGCAGCAATCAGATAAGGTGCGGTTTTGTGTAGAGTCTTAGCAGTTTTTCCGAGCTTTTGCATTTTCTCTACCTTTTTTATATCCACAGGTTTCCCTTTAATAGTCTTCTCAACTTTCTCCGCTGCTTTCTTCAATTTATTTCCTCCAATTATAGCCGCAGCACCACTAACAGCAGTTCCTAGTTGAGCTCTTTCCAGGTTCTTTCTAGTCTTGTCTTTCTTATTGGCTTCTTTAACTTTCTCTCTGCTTTCTTTAGTCGAGGCAAATTCTTTTTGTCTGTATATAATCATTTCTTATCTTTCTTTTTAAACCTGGGGCTAATATTCCGGACTACTCTTTCCTACTAACCCCAGGGAATTATATATAGAACCAGAAGGAACACCACAAACCCTCTGGTAGGATTTTTTAGAGATTATCAAAGTTTCTCTCGTAGTGTTCAAATGCAAGACTAAGTTGTACGTCTGCTCTATCGGTTCCATCTGCATCTACTCCGTTTTCATCGAGCGGAGCATCCATAATCACACAGTTATAGAATTTCAGAGTTCTAACTGCGAGACGGCTGGAGTTGGTAAGAACGAGCTGACAATCTGCAACAACGTCATCCTTTCTAAAGCTATATTTTGTATCTCTGTCGGCAATCTTCTGTTTCCAATCATCAACAAAGTACGAAATAGCCTGATCTTCCTTGTCTATAAAACTAAGAGTGAGCTGACCCGATGTATTTTGACCGGTCTGTTGTCTAATTACAAAGTTTCCTCTCATTCTCTTTTCGAAACCATTAACAGCACCATCGATACCTACCTGGACACTATTTAGACGAGCATGGAAAATAGAATTACCAGGACTATATACGATTCTAGGCCAGTTAAGGAAATCGAATTGCCACATATCACCACGCAGGAATTCTTTATTGTCATCCTTATACGTGCTTGTGTAGTCAATAAATTTCATGTATCCGTCACCACCACGGACTAATTCAGCTACTGTTGCCATAAATTATTCGTTATAGTTAATTGTTATATCAAGACCTATGTTATTATCAACTAGGTCCTTCACTTTTGTTTCTAAGTGTAGGTTTATTCTATTCTCGCTATTAGACACCTGAAAATTAAGTATCTCTATTTGGTCTATTATCGAGAACCTACGAACTATATTATTGAGAACTTCCTTTATTCCTCGTTCTATCTCTACACTGTTCCGTTTTCCAAGGTAGGCTGAGCGGTTTCTTTGTAGTTCTCTAGTTATTTTTCCAATAGCAAACCTCATCCATCCAGTACTCGTATAAGGATTGCCGTTTTGATAGTCTTTATAGTAGAAGATTTGATTGTTTCCTACCAGATAATTACTTTTATGTTCCTTCAAGGTTTCTTCAAATTCTTCGTCCACATAAGGGTTATCAACAAAGTTATTATAATTTATCACAGAAGAGGAGGCAGAATATATATCATTAAAGAGTCCTAGAAGATAGAGATAGTACCCGGGTCTCTGTCTCCCATAAACTGTCATCCCTTGGTAGAAATACACTAGTCTATTATCCTGATCCCCTTTTAAGTTATATATGAAATCCCCCAGGCTTTGTGAGGTTTCTATAGTTATTCGGTCTGTCTCTTCTATTAAAGCTCTCTCTCCTTTTCTCCAATACTGTCCCGTTCCCTTTACAAGCCAAAGAATATAATCCTCTAGTTCTTTACTCCACTTCGGCTTTGCATCAACCTCTTTCACCATATACCTAGAAAGGTTATTCTGTATTAAAGCCTGACATGAATAGGAGTTACATACGGATAAAAATTTCTCTAGGTAATCGGGGTTGGAGATATCAGAGGTCCAGTTTTCTTTTTTAGGGACGAGAATATAATCGGGGTGTATAGAATCAGTAGTAAACATAGCTTCTAATCCTCTCCAATACATTTCTGGATTATAAGACTCGGCTGTAGCTCCTCTAAGTTTCCAGGTTCCGGTTCTAAGTCCATCGGTTATATTATCAAATCGGACGTGAACTAGTTTGGAGTCTCGAGAAATGATATAGTCTAGTCTTTCTTCTCCCTTTCCCGGATGTAGTTTTCCCTCAAAGATCTCAGAGTAGGAAAGTCTTGATACTGTAAACCTATATTCTTCCTTTGTCTTAAGTTCCTCTATTTGTAGTGTTATAAGGTCATCTTCATAATCCGGATCTGCTTTTCCTATAGTTTTACTCCATACCTCAATACCCCAATCTGTCTCCCCCAGGTTAGTTGTAATGAAATTTTGTGAGTCTCGAAAAGAAGTAGATACAGTTAACCCAGGAAAGTCATAATAGTTATCTACGGGAATTGCATGAGTAGAATAGAGGATTAATTCATCTCCATTATCTATTATGTTAGTAGACGGGTAGAAAGAGGTTATATAGTTTTTAACATCCTTCCAGTCTGTACTAATCTTTTTTCTTGAATCTGTGTTAGGGATAAAGGAAAGAGGAACCTTATCTTCCATATTACCACCACTATCATCATTATAAACAAGATAATAAAGGTCTTGGTGTATAGGATCAGGAAGTACAAGATAGTAATAGTTGGGGAGAGAACCTTGAAATCTTAGTTTATAAACATACGTACTCTCTATACTATCTCCTAGGTCTATGGGTTCTGTAAGATTAAATACGGGAACACTATAGTCATAGTCTCCGGAAAACACTCCTAATCTAGATTCATGATACTCTGGGTGACAATGGGTTATAGAATAAATATATCCGGGGCGAGCAAGAAGTAAGGTATCTCTATTCTCTTGTGAAATTGATGTGACTTCTGTGTTTTGTGGAAGGTCTTTTTCTGATACCCAAGAATCCCACCAGATATAAAAACATCCTATACTATCTCTTGAACTAATCCATTGTCCATTTACACAAGTATACCAGACATCGTTCATTAAGTACTTAGTTCCTGGGTTGGGATTTTGTGGGAGATTACCAACTTCACCTCCGTCCACTAAGTTGTCCCAATCCACATATAATCCCCCAACCCAATATTTAATACTGGGATCACCGATGAGAGGGAGAGATTCTTTTGTGGGATAGATTTTAGAATCCATAGTATAAGTTGAGAGATCTTTATACTGTGCATCTTTAATCTTATCTGGAGAAATCGGTTTGTAGAGATAAAGAGATATATTCCGTTCTAAGAGTTCCACAAAATAATCATAAGAGGTAAACCATTTTCCAAACCATGATTCTAATTCGTCTACAGTACGAACAATCACGGGCTTTTCATAAGACATAGTAGAGTCTGGAACTTCTGCTAATATAAAAATGTCATTCACCTCTTTTGTATACTGAAGGCGTATTGTATTTAATTTTATGTACATGGTATTTAATGTTTTAATCTACCCCCATAATCTTCTCCGATTACGGGATCTTCTTCTCCAAGGAACTCCTTCATTATTCTACCTGCATTTTCCTCTGCCCTTTTTCGTTGGGCTTTTTCAAAGTCTTCTTCTTTCTCCTTCTGTTGTTGTTTTTCTTGTTTAACTTCATCTTCATTTACTTCCCCAACAATAGAAAAGCTAACATTTAAGTCTGAACCACCAGAGTCTGACTCCCCTGTATATTCCTCTGAAAAATCTCTTAATATTGCTAAGATGTGGAATTTTCTTATGGTAGACATTTGAGGGGTCATTACATATATTTCAATACTAAATGCTATATTTTTATAGAAAGCAGCACAAAGAGTACTTTTGTCAACTGCAGTTGGAGTTGGATTTGCTTCCTCGTAATATTTGATCGGATGATGTTCTGAATTATAAACTGAAACATCTGAACATTTCTGAAAGTAATGTTTCCATGATTTCCATTGATCGTCTACTACAGTCATCCTAAATTCGTTTGTATATTCTGAAGTCACCGGATAGTTTATCTCTCCATCAAATAATCCTAGAGACTTAGTTGTTAATTTAGATTTTTGTAATTCAAAACTTGAGATAGGAATCCATCTATTATAAGTTGTCTCAACTCCATGTTCAACTCGGTTTATAGTGTTAATTTCTTTTATACTCGGTAAAAATGAATAGCCACCATTAGAGTATTTATTTCCCAAGTTGTATACCCAAGGTTCTAATACAACTTCCCAGTACATATTTGAGTCCAGAGTTCGTTGAATTCCTTTATTAATCTTACTTGCTGTCGTAATTAATTCACTTTCCGTTAATATCTTTTGTAGCTCCTCCAATGATCCAGTCTCGAAAGCCTTCTGATCTTTTCCACATAGGTCTTTAAGGGTGATTAAAAGCCCGGAACCAATCTCGTTACTTCTAAACTCTCTAGTATTTGTTCCATAGCCATATTTAGTAGTTTCAGTTAGAATTTTATTTCCATCTTTTCCAACTACCTTTGGTCTATTGAATGGTTCGTTCGGTACTGGGGACTTATCAAAGACTCTACCCGCTATGTTTTTTCTTACATTAATGCCAGTTTTTATTAAACTCTGTACACCAGCCTTAGGATCATAACCGGTATAACCATATTGACCGATGGCACTTCCGAGACCACCACTAACTGCTGAGACTATTATGTTATCATCTCCAGGAAGCCTATCTTTGTTGATTTTTTCTGCCTTTTCTAACTGGTCTCTATTCTTTACGAGAAGTGCTAGGGCTTCATTTATAAGTTGTGTTCTCAAAGATCCTCTAGTCCAGTCTCCAACTCCTACAACCTGTTCCGCCGTATATCTGAGATAGCTACTAATACCCCCATTGTTTAAAGCTTTTATAGCAGCCGCCTGAGAAGACTCACTGTCAAGACTGTAAAAGGGGGTTCTTTTGTATTTCGTTTTTAGAATATTGGGGTCTATATAATTTTTTCCTTCCCTTGTTTCTTGATTTTCGGTTAGAATTTCAGACTTAATTTCTAATTCGTCTATTTTAGGGTCGATACTAATACGTTCGGTTTTTTCAGAGAGATTAGTATTTCTATTATCTCTAAGTTCTTCCTTCTTATCTTCGAGCGCAACTTGTCTCTGATCCTCAATGGTTAAAACATATCCCTCATTGTTTTCAGGATCTACGTAATTACCACCATCTCTTGTTGTCTGATTCTCTGGTCTGGTCTGTTGTGGAGTAGAACCCGAATTTACGAATGAACTTGCTAATAACTCTTCAAATTCTTCTGCTCTTTCCGGACTTATTCTAGAACCACTAAGATAGGTAGACATAAGTGCAGCTACTCTTTCACTCCACTCTGTTCCTTCCTCTGAAAAAAGATGTATTGCTGTGTTATATAATCCATCTTCATCCCTTTTTGCATTGGCCTTTTGAATTACACCTCTTAACCAATCAGACTTATTTGTTTCTAAGTCTACATCCTCGGGGTTTATGGTTGTATTATCTTTAGTTGTTCCAAAGTTTTCTAAGTCATTGGCAGGTTCTATAGTCTCTTTGTGGTTTCCTAGATCTTCTATTCCCTCAGGTTTTATAGTCTCTTTATGATCCCCGAGGCTTTCTACTTCCCTCGGATTATTTAGGGGTGTAACAGAATCGGGGAATCCAGAAACCCTATCCTCATTTACCAGTCCTATCACATAGTCGGTCAAGGATGGGTCTTCTTTGGTGTCTTGTAAGTTTTCTTTATGATCCCCAAGAGTATTTTCCTGTTGTACATCTAAAGAATCAGTGTACTTAGAGAGTGTAGGTTGTTCATTTTTCTCCCCCTCTACTACTTTTGTCTCTAATTCTAACTGTTTCCTTTGATCCTTTAGAACCTCAGACTTAGTTTCTAGTCTGGTCTCTCGTGAATCTTCTAGTCTTTCTTTTTCTTGTGAGAGTCCTGTTTTCTCAGTATCTGTTGTTATTCTTTCCTTTTCTGTTCCTAGTTCTACAGTTCTTTTATCTCCTGTAACTCCTAACCTTGTATTCTCTAAGGTTTTTTCTCTAGTATCCTCTAAGCTAAGAACAGCATCCCCTAGTTCAGATACTTCGGGTATTCTTCCTGTTGTTCTTCCCGGCACCTCTAGACCTTCATCCACTAGTTTCGTATGTTCTTCTTGGATTTTTTTAATTTCCCCAAGATATTTAGAAAGTGCAGCTATTTCTTCAGGACTAGTTAATTGCTCACAACCGGGAATCTTATTTGTTTTTCTAATATCTGTATCCATAACTGCTCTTTATTCTTCCAACGTCTCTATTATGCTTGAGAGTGTATATGCGTATAATCCCGTCCCTGCTTCTGAATATGCCTGTTTCATGGATATCTTAAATCTGTAAGTTCTTTTATCTCTGGTGTACTGTAATTCATCTCCCACCTGTAAAGAACCATCATCAGAATAAGACTCTAGGATATCACGGTTTCTATTCCATACATCTCTCATCTCATTTTGATTGATTATGAGCGTTGTTGTAGTCTGTTCATAATCATTTTCTAACGTTGACTCTGAAGAATATGAGCCTCCAAATACATTCTTCCATTTACTATTATCTTTTGGCCTTAAGACAACAAAATCAGTACCTACCATGGCCATTTGCATTTTTATATTCTTAAGTCCAATAGCATAAAATTTGTTGGCCTTTTCTAAGTTTCTGGAGGCCATATTCTCATTATTCATCTTCGTCTACAATTATACAGGTTTCTTCTTGATCTATAATATGTTTGATCAGCTTTATATATTGTGTCTCTGTTAATCTTCCGGAGAGAGACATCACAAATATATTTCTATCAAGGAGTGTGTTAGTTCTGATAAAGGGAGCTAGAGAACGTATAAAATCATCAATACCATACTGACTATACTCAAGGTCTACTGGAATATAGACTTTAAGGTGGGAAAGGTCGGTATTAATACTTATACTATCTTCGGGAACTGTAGAAGAAATATCATAATCTTCATATCCACTTCTATCTAGCTCACCTGTAACACGTCCGATAAAAATATTTGAATAGGTTTTTTCTCTAAGTATAATCATCATCCTTCAAATATGTTGAACGTAATCTTAGTTGACATCAGTTTCTTTAAGATCATTTCAAATTCATTTTTATCTTTAAAGGAATAAGAATAAACAATAACTTTTCCTGTATCGGTTCTCTTCATTTTCCCCTTTACATATACCTTGTCAACCTCTTTCATTTCATCACTTCCTTTTTCTAGTGTGACAATAAAGATTCCATTGACAAGTGACATGTTATTTTTCTGATCCTTCTCTGATATCGTATAATTGAACCCCTCGATATAATGGAGTCGCTTTAGTGTGTCTTCAAGATAAGGGTTGTTATAAAATTGTCTAGGAACTGGTATGCCTTCTTTAGTCATATCCTGAGCTGTTATAGTAGTACAAACATCTCGAATTGAATTAATAACAAATTGCGACATTGATTTTCCTATTCTCTTTGTAAAAATAGCATTTATAGTACTTTTTATACCATTTTTACTGAGAATTTTTATAACATCATATTTATTGAGGGGCGTAACACTAAAAGACTTCTGGCTCTCCTCTAATCTTCCTTTTACTAGAGCATTATTGTCTAGCAGATTAATCTTAGTTTCTAGAAGTTCGCTAAGTTCAACCATAAAATTAGAGATAACCTGATAATTTGTAAAGACTATACTAACAGAATAGGAGTTAGTTTTTTGATTTATGGGGATAGAAGTATATTCCATTCCATAATATTCCTTACAATAATGATCAAGGTGGTTATTAAGTTTCTCTAATTCCTGATCACTGAGGCCGAGGGTGTACATAGTGACCTGATTATCTTGAACAGCAAAGCAGATCTTATAAGCACACACATTTCTATCATTAAAAGCAAATCTCTCTTCCATTGAGGCCCTTTTATCAAGTTTATCCCCAATAATAATACCACCTGCTTTATAAATTCCATATTCTCTTCTTATTCCTTTGTCCACTTCTTGATATTTAACTCTGGACATCGGTTTATGAAGATAATTTATAAGTAGCTTCAATGCAATTCCTGTGAGAGCTCCATACTTAGCACCAGAAATAGCTCCACCTTTAACTGTAGATTTCTTATTGAATTTTCCTACTATAGCACCAATTATAGCACCTCCAATAGCAGATTTTCCAATAACCTCTATAGCACCGGGGAGTTTATCTTCATCTTTAGTACCTGTAAAATGACCCTCTTGAATTGTGAAGTTTTTTTGTCTGAATAATATCATGGCAAAATATTTTAATTATACAAGAAGAAGTGGCATTGAACGACGGACTGTATTTGTTCCATGTTCAATTATATTACCAGCTCGTCCACTTCTAACTTTTTCACCTAGTTTCTTAGTAATCTTGTTGTATCTCGGATTTTTCTTTGCAGCCAGTTCTAAAGCAGCCGAAGCCTCTGTAGTACCTGGGACAACAACACCACTAGCAATTGTAGGAACCCAACCAGCAGCAGTTCCGCCGATAGCTATAGGATTCTCAGCAACTTTAGCAACACCCTCTCTAGCTAAGCTTCCAGGATTTTGATCAATTTTTTCTATTAATCTCTTAGCTTTTCCTGTTTTTCTACCAACTCTTTTTGCAGCATTGAGAGGATTGCTAAGATTTTCTGCTTTTTGAATTTTCCTATGTAATGAAGGAAGTCCAGTTGTTTGTTCTACCCCTCTAAGTACGTTAGCCTTTGCCTTATTGACTCCAGATACAATTCCCGCTGCAATGGACTTTGATTTAGACCCTGCTACATCTTGAATTAAGGCTTTATTTTTAACTAGTTTTCTCGCAGCACTATTAAATTCTTTCTGTTTGATACCACCTAAGGCAGCAAAAGCTTTCTGTGTAGCTAGTTTTCTATTTAGATCAATATATCCAGGTTTTTTAAGTAGAGGTTCAGATTCAAAAGGCATTTCTTTGATTCTTTTTACTACTTCCTTTGCCTTTTGCTTTAAGGGAGCAGTAATTCGTTTTAATTTCATACCTCTATTTTATATTAAAAATTCACCATACCAAGAAGACTGAAGTTGGAATTGATCACATCTAGATCTTAATTCACTATATGCGGGATCAAGCTGTTGCATAATATCAACTGGAGCATTGGGAAGCATCATAGAAGCTTTTAACTGTCTAAGGAAATCTAAGACATGAACCATACAAAGATCCATAAAATAGTTTCCTCTTGCTCCCTCTTCTATATTCAACCAGTATATAGCAGCTTTCTTAGAATCCGCATTAAAAGTTTTATCAGGAAGGAAGTCTGGTATGATTGGTCTAGAACAAATCGCTTTTATATAAAAATCCGTATTTCCCATTAAGTCACCCATGAATAAGTAAGGGCGCTGATAATCTGTTGCTGGGAAATAAGAGCCGGGAGAAGGATATGATAATGATCCCCCAACTCGTATATAGGGTAGGGAATTTGGTACTAGAACTATAGACTCTTCTGGGAGTATGCAATCTAGGTATAAGGTGAAATTCGATTTTATTTCAGCCCACCCTTCTCTTCCAAAACAGGTTCCTAGTTGATTCCTGTTTAGTCTCATTTCCAAGATAAGAGGGACTGAGTTTTCATATTCTCGGAGTGCTTTCTTTATCAATTCTAGTAAAACCTCGTCCGCCGAAAGATAATCATTCAAGCCTAGCAGTTCATCAAGAGAAGGAATAGAAAGAAGAGCACTACGAATAAAAATCTTCTTTTTTAGATCAACTAGTAACGCTTTATCCATTTATTTTTGTTTTAAAAAGGGGTTACTCTCCCTAAGAATTTCACCCCTTTATTTATTTTATCAATTATTCTCCCTCAAATGGAAGGCCTATTTCATACGCATCATTTATTACATCAATATACTTAAGAGCTCTCTGGTATCTAACCTCAACATGGACTTTAATTTTGTTCTGTCTAGCAAGAACCTCATCGTAATTACAAGTGATTCTATAACCATCAATATTATATTCCATGCTAAGAATGCTAGTTTTGAAGAAATAGTCAATAGTATCTTCAACATTCTTACAAAGCTTCTCGGAAATTCTCTTACCAATATACTGTCTAAGAAGTGTAGGCATGGCTTTACTAATACGAATCATAAGACGAGAATTACCCTCATCGTTCATGATAGTATTTTCAGTCTGTTTCGTATAGTTATCATTCATTACCCAAGTCTGAAGAGCAACATCCCACATAGCAGTGTTGACTTTTCTCGAGAGTAGGAGTTGTCTAGTCTTCTTATTGAATTCGGTAGTAGGTCTCTGATATTGAACAGTTCCATTATCCTGACCGAGAATTGGAGCAAACTCTCTATTGTTTCTTCTATTCTTAGCAACAGTCTCCCAATAGATAACGGATGGACTGCAGTAGAATTTCCAACCAAGAGTACCAGTATCGATATCCCAAGGAGCACTCATATACAGCTTATAAGAATCAGCAGCGATCTTAGTTGCCGAGTTTCCGATGGTCATATAGTTAGTACTGTTGACTGTTGAAATAGGATAGAAGTAGTTATCATTAATAGCCATCGAAGCCATATAATTCTGATAACCAAGTTCTGTATTTCCTAAGTCGCATAAGCCCTCAGTAGTATAAACCTCATCCAAAGCGAGATTATCAAGAGCACGTTTCAGATCAGAGTCGGAAATATTAAGTATTGTGTACTCTGTGGGATCGATAGTAAGGTTACAGAAAATCTGAGCAAGATGACCAGCTACAGTATTCTCAGTATATCCGAAATAGTTAAGATCTAGGTCTTCAAGATTATCGGGGAGTGAGAGCTGAATCATCTTAAGCAAATCATTAACTTCACTTACTTCCATATCACCACGACCTAGGATATTACCGAGGTTGAAGAAACTTACAACTTCATTGATACTAGGATCCCAAACAGCAATCTCATAAAAATCCTGATAAAGAACACTATCGTCAAGTTCTGTTTTTGGATTGGTCCCTCCTGTAAAAGTATCAAGAGTGCCAGTAAGAACAGTCCAAGGAGAAGGACCATTTGCAGTTAGGCTTCCCAGTTCAGAATTACTAAGAGTTTTAGAAATTACGGCATTATGATTAAATCTACGAATTCTAACTCTAAGTTCAGTCGAGGAATTGAAGACATTAATAGCATAATTCGTTTCAGCCACAAATCCGGACCAGGCAGCATCGTTAAGTGGTAATATATCTGTCTCATCTTCGCTAATGGGATAAATATAGAGCATACCCGTATTATCATCCTGTAATTCACAGACAGTAATATCGGCATCAGTATAGGGCGTTGTTGCAGTATCTGGGTCTATTAAGTATCCAAGAATCTTTCCTATATTACTAGAATCAACTGGAACCTTCCTAACATCATTATAACTATTCTTAAGATTAACATAGACATTATCAACTATTAATAATGCAGTGTCAATCTGAGCTTGTGTTGGATTACCTAACTTTTCCCAACTGAGCTTACCGGTTCTGGGGTCTGTAGTATCAATAACATTTGCTCCAAGATAAACTTCTTTAAGTAACACCTTAGAAATTGCAACATTACTTCTAGAACTAGTGTCACTCATATCAACCTCAATGATATTTCCCTGATTATCAAGGAATTCATAGTCTGGGCAGAAGAATTTAGATGTGTCATTAAGACTATCAATAAGATCAGGAAGATTACCGCAGTAGTAATCATATTGAATACCATCGTCAGTTACACGATTTCCAAAGATACCTACTCCTGCAATATTAATACCCCAACCATCACTATCTACATTTGCCTCATCTCCAATATCATTAAGGGTGATTTTAAAGGAGTGAACTTTTTTCAACATTTCACCATCTCTAATAACATAGGTAGTAGGATCAGTACCATCTTCGTTATTGAGAGGTTTAGTAAAGTATAAGTTATTAGCCTTACTTGCTCTAACACATAAAATGGAATTAGAACCAGCAAGTCTATAAGCATTAGCCCACATAGTAGAAGCAAGAGTCTTCTCATCTCCCTCGTAAAGTTTATTTAATCCTTCAATGTAGGCCTGAGTTACGTCTTGAGATGCATAGGTACTTAGAAACTCCTGTTGACTAGTGATAAGTGTTGGAGTGGAAGGACCAGCATCAGATATTAAAGCAACACCTATAATCAGATCCTCACCAACAGAAGGATTGAGTGTTGCAGTTTTTACTCTCTCCTGAACTTTAATATAGGGTTCGAGAGTTTCTGTCCATTGTGCCATATTTATTTATTGTATTTATTTGTTATTAACCTACTTCTACAAGGTAAACTGGATACTTAGAATGTACGAATTTTTCTACAATACCACAGATAAGTCCAGGATCTGCGGAAGCATCTGAAATAGTAGAAACTATAATATCATTGTATCTATCTCCTGTTCTCGTAACTACATTAGAGGTATTAGGTATATTCTTGACTATCTGTGTGGCGGTCTGTTCTAGTTTGCTATCTTTTATTACATTAATCATAAGTTTCAGCTCCCCTGAATACTTAGAGATAACAATACACACTTTAGTCTTCATCGCATTAGCCTGTTTTGGGTCTCTGGTAAAATCAACACCATCTTTAAGACCACTAGCTTTGAGACCACGAAGTACCTTTTCCATGATTCTAGCATCAACGGTCTTAGCTCGATTTACTTTTTTCGAGATCTCCTTAATACTACCCCAGATAGCACCGAGAGCAGCACCAACCAACATACCTGTAGCCATGAATTTTAGTCTGTAAGCATTGTTAGCACTCTTCTTAGCGTTATCGTCAAAATAAGGCTTCCCGTCTTTATCTTTGCGCATAAATTCACCGTCAGCATCCTTTCTTGGACGAAAAACAGTACTTAAACCACCAATAGTACCTCCAATACCTGCACCATGAACCGTAGAAGAAAGTATACTAAAATCTTTCTGTCTAAATACTATCATGATTTTCTTTTTATATTTATTGTTTCTAAGGACTTATCCTTTAAATCCTCAACCGGTTTTGGAAGGTAATAGCTTCTTGTGTAGGGTTTTTGGGATTTCTTGACAAGCTTTTTATTTTTCTTTAACTCTTCCTGATTACTATTTTCGATGGCTTCAGTGAGTTTCTTTGTAGCATCAATCTGTTCTTTCTGAAATTTCTTTTCATTTTGACTTCTCTTAAGAGCAATACTTAAGTTAGCAGTACCAAGAGCAGTTCCAGAAATTCCAGTTACGATTCCAATAGTACTCTTATTTTTATTAGCCCATTGTCCAGCCTTAGATTTTTCGTAGGCTCCCTTAACATCATCTACTACTTTTTGACCCTTACGAAAAGAAGAGATCTTACCAAAGTTTTTCTGTCTAAGTATAATCATCTTTAGTATCTCTTTTTTTTTAATAACTATATCCTTCTCTACCAGTCATGTTTTGTTTCCAGTCCGCTTTCTCACGTCTTAGGGCTTGTCTTTTTGCATACTCTAAACGTTTATTATAGAACTGAATATCATCTTTCTCTTTATTTCTCTTTCTTAAAGCTCCAATAGCCATACCAGCACCAAGACCTATGGCACCTAGTTTAGCTCCTTTACCTGCAACCTTAAGACCTTTCTTCAACGATCCACCTTTTTTAAATGTTCCAAGAAGTCCACCAGCGGCAGCACCAGTAGCAACACCTGTAACGGCTCCAGAAACACCAGCCATGATAGGACCACCCATCCCTGGTCTCTGTTTCTTTTCCTCAGCTAAGATATCACTGTCCTTAGCTCTCTTTAGGTTATCTGTCTCGTCCCACTTAGTAAATTCTTTCTGGCCCATCATATATCCAGAAGTAAAGGCAGAGTTAAGAGGACTATCAAGATTATCATTACCTGTACTATAATTCTTTATTCTAATCTTCATACTACTTGATTTTGTGATTTTTCATAACCGTAGGCTTTCTTATCTACCTTTTCTAACGGTTTTCTTACTGCTTTATCCCCAAGATCAAAGGGTTTAAATGCTAATGACCCAACACCAATTCCAGCAACAGTTCCTAAGAGAGCATTCTTCGGATTCACTAGCTTAGATACCTTCATTGTTATTGGGTTTCCGGAATTAGTACCCACATTCTTGAACTGGTCAGATAATTGTTGTCTATTACTCTTTCCAAAACCCATCAGAGCAGCAGGAGCATCTATAATTTTCTTACCAGTATTACCCATTCTTTTCCCTAGATTTCTAACAAAGGCAGACTTAGAATATTGTCTTTCACTCTGTTCCATCTGGTCTTTCATCTGTTTCTTCTGTGTGAGATAAGAAACACCAGTAATAGCAGGGAGTCCAATAGTAAGAACAGGACCTAGGATATTCTTCTTTCCGGTATTAGGATCTTTGAGTCGGAGTTGATTCTTAAAACCCTCTCCTAACATCTTACCACCCTTCTTGAATGTTTGGGCATTTAGTTTTCCTCTCCTAGCAAGTAAGAGAGTTCCAGCCGCAGCACCAGTACCTAAGATAGCTTTCTTTACAACCCCAGATTTCTTTTTCTCTTGTGGTTGTTCGGATTCTATGGGGATACCACTCTTCTTAGCATCGGCCTGAATAGCTTTATCAACAAGATAACCTCCTCCAGCCATAGTAGCACCCATAGCAGTCATATCAGCTATCTTCTGTGCTGATCCCCTCTTTTTACCAACTTCAATAAGGTCTTTTCCAAACCCAAGAATATTATTTCCTGTCTTAGACCCCTTAAACCTAGTCCAAGCCTTAGATGTAGCAGCTTTATTCGCAACCTTAGTAATACCTTGTACTACCGGATTTGCAAAGGTTTTTCGTTTTAGTGTTATGGAGAAAGTTTGTTGCTGCATTTGATCTGGAGACTGTACTAAGGCCCCATTTTTAGCAGCGGACTTAGCAGCTTGTTGGTATGCTTCAGTTTGTTTAGCCATCAAGTCAGTCTGTTTCTTAGCCTCTGCCATTTGTTGCCTTGCCTGAGATCGAGCAATTTTAATCTGTTCAGCTCCCTGTTGCTGCGCTATTTTATTAGCCTGGTGTCCTTGAACTGCACTAATACCAGTCATAGCACCCATTGACCCAAGTAATTTAAGAGCTCCACCTATAAACGGGAGTACAAATTGTTTTTCTCTAAACACCACCATAATTACGCACTCCTATCTTGTAAACTCTGACCGGCCTCTTTAAGACCTGATCCTACTCCTCCGGTGATAGCTTTACCTGCTATATAACCACCAATAGTACCAAGAAGGGGCATACCAGTCAGAGAACCTAACGTATATCCAAGAGTTTTTGCTCCAATAACACCACCAGCAATACGTCCTATCTTCGAGTCAGCAATAGTACCAACTCCCTTCATAAGACCACCCGCTGTATTTCCTAGTACATTTCCGGCAGCTTCTACAACGCCAAAGGTTTTTCTTTTTAATCTGTACTTTGCCATTTTCCTAATCTCCCATCATTTAATTCCTTCCCAAGCTTTCTCATTTCTTGTCCTAATTCATTATTCCCACCTATCTGTCTCTGGGTCTCTAATCTTCCTAGTCTGTTAAAGTCTTGATCATATTTTCTACCCTTGATAAAACCGGGGGAATTAGTGTTGAGAGTCTTTGAGAATCGTTTAATAATCATACTTCTAATAAATAGATTTTATAGTTTATGCCAAAAGGAAGAATATTAATGGCATGAATAGCGTCTTGTATAGTATTGAATTCCAGAACTAACGATCTTCCTGGCTTATCATACTTTAACGCTTCTCCTAATAATTCTTTTACAGGAATCGAGATATCTATGGGGAGATTAGCACCTACACTTAGTCCATCTCCACCATCTCCATTTCCAGGCTTCTTTGAGAATATCTTTCTTCCAAACTTTATTCCAATGTTTATCAGCCTTTTATCATATACGTGGCTGGGTAATCTAACCTCATCTGGGAGTTTAGCTTTTGCACCAATCTTTATATACATTCTATATTTATCATGGTGCCCAAAAGATGTACTAATGACAAATCTTTCTATTACAACATTATTACCTTTCAGAATCGGTAAAAGTTGTGCTGAGTCTATAACACTGAACATTCTTTTGTCGGAATATTTCATTAACTCAACATAAAGACTTCTCATAGCATCATACTCCGAGAAATTTTTTTGTCTGAATGTTATCATAATACTACTGAAAGGTTATATTTTACTCCTAAGATTTCTATAATATCAAGAACAATTCCTTTCTCAGGTCTTTCGGCGGTTATGATTCTGTTCTTGGTATCTATGTCTATGATCCTCATTTGAAATATATCCCTAATGAGTTTCTGTGTGTATTTATATAGTTCCTTATCCTGTACACTAATCTGATACATGCCATTCTCATTTCTAATAAACGACCTGAGAACCATAGCTTTAGAATTAACTCTAGAAACCTGATCCGCCTGGTCTTCGGTGATTGTATTAAACTTCACCTTCTCCTTCTTCAGGTACTCTACAGCTTCTGACATGAGATCTTGGATAAGGGACTTTTTTCTAAATTCAATCATTGTGTTCTAGTTCGGTTATTATTTCATTCAAAAACTCATACCTGCCATCAAGAACTTCATAAAAATAAAGCTCACACCGGAATTGACACTGATATGAGAAATTAGAGTTATCGTCTTGTTGATATATATGATTAAAGTCCTCCGTTATTTGTTGCCATTTTACAGCAGCCGTCCACCTCTCTCCGTATTTATCAGTGGTCTTAAACTCACAGAAATTAGTTAAGATATCTAGGTTATTGTACTTGTTCTTAAAATCAAAAAACATAACCATATCCGGAGTTCTTAAGGTGAATTCTATAGGAACACGGTGGGACATTATATGATCTTCCTCGTCTATACATTTTGGGTGAGTAAATCTTGAGGGTGTCTGATTGAATTGATAGACTATGTAAGATGTTTTTTTCAATGTTTCCTCTTTATTCCATCGTACTAGCTCTATTCCATAGTCACCCAATATACGACGAAGCTCTAGGATAAATTGATTTTGATAGTCTATGGCCCTAATCACATAATCATCATATCTCCTTCTTAACACATAAACAGTATCGGAAGAAGATTCAAGGTCTAAATTTTTATCTTTTACTATTATCTTCGGAAAATTCTTTATACACCACTCCTTAGGTCTTGGTCCAGAAGGTCGTAGGTATAAGAGATTACCAGAATAGAAAAGATAGTTTATAAATTCTTGATTCTTTGCATCATCCTGAGATACAACTATAGTAGTGTGAACTGAGTCTTGTATAACTCTAGATTCACTATCCCCCACTATGATTATATTAAGGGTGTAAGAACCGTGGACAAGTTTTTCTAGTCTCAACCCATTAAGAGAAATATATACTTTAGAAAACCTTACACCCTGATTCGTTGGTTCTAATACTTGATCTTTACCGATTTTCTCTATACCAAGAAACTCAGATACAGACCAACTCGTACTTCCGGGGGTATAAGTCAGCGTCATAGTAGAGAGTTTTGTATCTTCAACCAGAGAAATAGTATCCCCTTCTACTACTTTATAATATTTACAATTCGAAACTAATCTGAGACCTTGATATATTATTTTATTCATCTTCTTATAGTATTAACCTTCATATCCAACATCCATTATACTCTCTGGATTTACTTTTTGTTTAGGTTGAGGGGATTTAGTTGATGCAGCAGCTTTCTTAGTACCAAAGCTAGTTTGGAGCATGTTGTTATTCTTAAGGAATGCTTTTCTTTCTTTGTTTATAGCTTGATCTAATGCTTTACCTTCAAGTTTCGCACCAGACTCCTTAACTACAGCAGCACCATATTTTTTAGCACCAGATTGAACCATACTACGACTTCCAATTGCATTACCAGCCTTAGCCCACATAGCATTAGTAGACTTCATAGCATTAGTTCCAAGCATACCTCTTCTAGCACCAGCAAAAGCAAGACCAGCAGTAGCAGCAGTTCCTAGAGCTATTTTTCCAAAGTTGCTCTTTTTTTCATCCCCCTCAGAAAAAGTCTTTCTCTTCAATCTATAAGTAGTTGCCATGTTACTATCCTTTTTAGTCTGAGAAAACAATTTACTTCCATCACTCTGTTCCCCAGCCTTCTCTATGCCCTTCTTAGCAGCTAGCCCAAGTCCAGCAGTAGCAACACCGGCCATAGCAAGGGGTTTAGCTATACCCTTAGTAATATTCCAAGCCATATTTCCATTAACTGCCTTGTTTGTTGCTGGGTTTATTTTTACTGTTTGTTTCGTTGCTAGGTTTGTTGCAGTGTTTAGGTTCCCAGTCATCATGTGCCCCACATTGCTCCAGTTATTAAACCCCATTATCCTTCCGAATGTAGATCCAGCAACATTAAATAATTTTCTCTTTAATGTGAAAGTTGTTTTACTCATTTTTGTAATAGATTAAATAAAACGATTAGAGACCAACCTTAAAGGTGACCTTCTGGACGAGCTCAGGAGCAAGATACTTAGTACCTTCCTGATAGTAAATACCAGAAGCCATCTGAGTGGGGTTGTTGTAGTTACCAATGGTCGGAGTATCGGTCAAAGGCATGTAGATACCACGAGCCAGAGGAGCCATCTGACCATCAGCGGTCTTGTGGAGAGCGTAGAAGGTACCCTCACCTTTAGCCTCGGTAATATCAGTGCTACGGAGGACAGGAATACCATCATACCAACCAAGAAGATCCGAAATGTAGGTCATCTTGTCATTTCTCTTAAACTTACCGATGATTCCACCCTTCTGGAATTGCGAGGCAGCATTAGTACCTGCAACATAAGCGGTGGTGGTGACACCCTTGACAGCCTTCTGAGCGAGAGCAGTTTCTACGTTAACGAGATAAGCGTCAAAGAGGTCAACTCTCGAACGATAGTCTGTGAAGGTAAACTTATTACCACTCTGTTCCTGTAGATAGCTCATATCAAGGTCGGTCATAGTAGAACCAGTGTAGCCACTCTGCAGAGTATCAACGAGCTTGTAGTTGATCATCTTGGTGTAAAGCTCACGAAGTTTGGTGAACAGGAACGAAGCCATGTCAGCACCAGTAGCTTTCTTCATAGCACCGAGAGCGGCGATATTGTACTCAGCAACCAGCATATCAGGAACAGTCTGGAGACCGAGCTGCTGCATCTTAGCAACAAATCTCTTGTCATTAGCATGGGCATTGCTAGCACCAGTAGTGTTGCAAGGAGTACCAGTGACATCTTCCTTACCAATGATGGTGATAGTAGCACCAGTAGCAGTGTGGAGACCGGCGTGGAGGGTGAACTCAACCTTACCATTCAGGTAATTGATAGTACCAGCGTCAATCAGACCAGCCTTGGCCATGAGGTTACCCTGACCGTCATCAACGAGCTCAAAAGCAGCACGGTTGTCAGCAGTGGCGGGAACAATCTTAACGCGAACAGTACCAGGGATGATCTTACGACCAACAAGGGCACTGTAAGCAGCCTGATCAGCAACAACAGTAACATTAGCCTCAAAGCCACCCATGCTGTTAATATCCTGGTAGTTATCAGGACCGAGGTTCGGGATAACGCTTCTCATATCAGTAACACCGAGAACGTCGAACCAGTAGAACAGACCGTTGGGCTGATCAAAGTCGCGCTCAATCGACATAAAGCCAGCAAACGAGCTGACATAGGAGGCGACCGAAGCGTTGAAGTACTGGGTGCTCAGAAGAGGAGTCTCAGCATAACCCGAGAAGGTCTTCTGAAGCAGGTTGGCACCATTATTGAAGCCAAAGTCAGCTTCATTTCTCGAAAACATCTTAGCATATTCGTTAGCACGAATTCTGGCATCATCAAGAGATACCGAGCTGTTCATAAGAGCGTCCATCATTTTCTCGCTCTGCATGTAGGATTGATAATTAGTCATATAATTTACTTTCTTTTTATAGGTTTATTTTCCTGGGTTTATTATTATTTATTTATTGTTTAACCAGGAGATCAATGTATCATTATTATTTGTTTCAGAGAAGCTCTTTTCACTAAACTGAGCCTCCTGTAGTTCAGCCTGTTCATTTTCTGAGGGAGTATTCTTAGCCTCCATAACAGCGTTTACAGACTCAGTAGCAGCATTGTTGATGGCCTGGACAGCAGCCAAAGCAGCATCTTCAATAGCCTCTACACTAGGAACACCTTCTGCCTCTTGGTTAAGGGGAACAAGATTACCATTCTCATCATAAACGGCTTCAACGATTTCAGGGGCACTTTCACCACCAGCAACAGTAGCAAAGAATTTATCCATTACGTTGTCAGAGAAGTTCTTTTCATCATCCTCTTTCTTCTCTTCCTTATTCATGAGTTCCTTGGCGTCCTCTTCACTGATAGGAACAACCTCAATTTCCTCCTCATTCATAGTAGCCTTAGTGTACTCATTGTTTTCTTTATCTTCAACAATGGCAGTTTCAGCATCAACCGGAGTAATGGTTTCCTTTTCAGTCTCAACGGTTTCACCATCCTCGATAGCCTTCTCAACTTCCTTTTCATCAGCTTCCTCAGAGAACAGACGGCACATATAGTCAGTCATTTCCTCATTAGCACTGAAGAACTTGGTTTCAGCGGCATTCGAGTAGGTTTTTTCACCTGTAAGTTCAGCAGCCTCATCTTCACTGATAGGAACAACTTCAATTTCCTCCTCAGTTAGAGTGGCCTTAGTGTATTCATTATTTTCCTTGTCTTCGATAACAGCCATATTGTCATTGACCGGAGTAATAATCTCAGTGTCAGTCTCTACTTGCTCATCACTCTCGATGGCCTTCTCAATTTCCTTTTCGTCAGCTTCCTCAGAGAACAAACGACACATATAGTCAGTCATCTCTTCATTATCACTGAAGAACTTGGTTTCAGCATCATTCGAGTAGGTCTTTTCATCTGTAAGTTCATCAGCCTCTTCCTCAGAAATAGGCGTGCAGTCCAGAGTATCATCCTCAACAACAACCTTAGTCAGCTGGCCGTTTTCTTTATCTTCAACAATAACTGTCTCGTTATCAATTGGGGTAAGAATTTCAGTGTCGGTTTCAGTTTCCTCACCCTTGGAAATTACGTTTTCAATAGCAGCCTGAGTGGCATCGATTTCATTGCAGGACTCACTAAAGAGCTTGTCCATGAAATAAGTATTGTCACTATTATAGGTAGTTACGAAAACATCATGCTCCGAGAACTCAACTTGTTCTGGCTCTTCATAACTTTCAGCACCAAGACCCTGTAGCAGCGAAATGGCATAATCACGAGCGGCTTCTTCATCTTCAAAGACCTGTACGCCGTCTACACCAACTTCTTGAAGTCTGGCAACAAGTTCATTAGCCTCTTCCTCAGAATAGGCAGTGCTATCAACCAAGCTATGCTCTAGGGGAAGTACACCAACGATATGGAGAGGCATGAATTCCTCTTCGTTAGCAGTCTCTTCACCTTCCTCGCTAAAGTTCTTAGTATCCATCTCCTGAACATCCATAGTGTCTTCGTCGAGGGTAATTTTAGCTTGGTCTCCGCTATTCTCATCAGTTACGACAACGGCATTCTCCTCATCAGCAACTTTTTCAACTAGAAGATCACCAACCTTTGCAGTCTCTTCAGATTCAATTACCTCGGAAAACAATCTCTCGCAAAACTCTTGATCACTGAAGATACGCTGAACGACGGTATTATCAGTCGAAACACTGAACTCTCTTTCCTCGTCATCATCCTCAGATTCGCACTCACAAGGATTTTTACCACATTCAGGGCAAGTTTCATCCTCTGCGCAACCTTCAGCGTTCTCCTCAACTGTAGCAGCAGGAGTCTCGTCAGGATTGTGATCTTCAACATTCTCATCTGGGGCACCCTCTTGATCACCAGGAGTCACACCATCCCCTTCCGGGTGGAGGAATCCTTCAGGCTGTTCAGTAGGATTTTCTACTCCAGCGGGATAAAGATCATAGTTTCCATCCTCAGCTCTTTCAGCAATAGTACTCTCTTGATTTTCGTTGTCTGTAATCATGACTTTATTTTCACCCAAATCTACATAAGTGAGCTCATCAGTCTCAACACTTCCATCTTTCTTAGCAGTTTCAATGTCATTAGCAACTTGGTTCAGAAGTTCCTCATCACCATCATTAACAGCGCTAAAAAGTCTGGACATTAATCTTGTATTTTCCATACTAATCTACTTTCTTTTATTATGTTTATTTTATTTCTATATTGTTATCACCCATCTCTTCAATAATACCAAGAGTCTTTAATCTTTCTACGATATCACTGGGGGCATCTGGATAACGTTCTTCAACCTTTTCTGTGAATTCAGGAATAGTCATCCTAGATCCACCAAATTCAATACCAAGATCATGAATAATACCAGAATCCTCTATCCAATTATCAGCATTTTCTATGCCGTAGTGTTTTTTAAGGATAGCAATTCCTTTTGGTGAGATATCTTCTAGCTTATCTATATATTCAGCCTTATCTCCACCATTCATAATCTCTGGAATAAGTTCATATTTTTTAGTGACCGAAACTACCAATGTCGAAAAGAGTCTAGATTCAGTAAAGGCAGAATTAGAAATCTTAACCCCACCATCTTCCTGAATTGTCGAAAAACCTCTTTCTTCCAGATTAGTTCTCTCGGTTTCACTAAATTCTTTTTCGTATAGATCCTTGCTGATCTCTTTACCAGAAAATTCTTTAAGTTTCATCTCGAGGGGGTCAGAAGTATTACTAAATTCCTTCTGAAAATCTTCCTCAAATAACGAAATTCTCTTTTGTCTGGTATCAACATCAGCACCACAGCATCTACAATATCCAATACTAAGTTCTTCTGGACTCAAGCAATGTCCACAATCAGAACAAAGTACCTTATCATTATCGAAATGACTCTCTTCTACTACCTTCTGCTCCTCACTAAAAAGCTTACGTCTGGGCTTTGGAGGAACATTATCAGAAAATAATTTACGTCTTTCCATTTACTTTCCCTCCTCTACTTTATCGTCCTCTTCTTTAGGCATATTGTCAGTGTTCTTAAAGACCTCATCTAACACTGCCCCTACAAATTTATTATAAGCAGCAGAAAGACGTTGATATCTAATCTTCGAGACAAATCCTTGCTTTCTCGCTTCCATCCCAGCCATCCTATAGCTTAACTGGAGGTCTGTACATGCCAGACGAAGACTCTTTGAAATACTACTAGCTCCAAGTAGAGTGTTGATTTGTTTGTTCTTAGTAATAACATCATCAGAAATTTTATTAAGAACATAAAGAACATCACTACTCAACATGCTTTTTAAAATAGCCTCATCTTCTGGTTTCATATTAGATCCCATAGACTTAACTACTTGTTTGTATGAGAGAATCATTCGTCTAAACATTAATCGTACGCCAAGTTTTCTTTCTCTAAGCTGATCACGAATACCAGCTACCGTAAAGTTTTTCTGTTCTGGTGTTTCTTCTTTAGTTTCAGGCTGAGTAAAAGCTTTCTCTGTTTCCTTTACTTCAGGAACATCACCTTCAACAGTTTCTATGGTTCCAATGCTAGAAAATTGTTTAGCTTTAAGAATTGTATACTGTCCATTAATTTTGGAAGATTTGGGACCATTATAATCAAACCCAGAAAGGTCAGAAAATGTTTTTACTTTAAGTTTATTATCTACATCCTCTGTATTCTCAGAGTAAGTTTTAATTCTTTCTCCATCTTCATCCTCTTCCCAAGCTTCAACCAAGCAGGCATTTTTCCAGCTCGCGTTAAATGTAAAATCAACACCCTTAAATTGGACAAGCTTAACTAATGTGTCGGTTCCCTTACCTTGTGTTTTCCAATTCCCCAAGATAATGCACGAGCAACCGATCTTTATTCCATTTTTAATCAGCCCCTTTAATCTCCGGAGGTTTTGAATTGATACATCATCTAATCCATCTTCCTCTAAAATTTCACAAACTCCATATAACCATCCATCTGATTTGATTTCAAGTTTAGTGATATAATGGGTTATTGTAGGTGCCTCTTCATCTACTATTCCAAATACGTCGTCCCGGCCCACGGTCTTTAAAAGTGCAGGCTTGTCAGGAAATACGGACTGAATATTTCGACAACGATGAGTAAAAGAAGATACCATCGTTTTATCGCGCAACGCTTTCTTACATTCTTCTGAATCTATATATGACTGCAAAACATCATAAGGAACTGTGGACCCGTCTGATGCTGGAGCATTAAGATTCAAGATTTTCAACAAACATTTCATTCTATTATTATTCATTTTAAGGTTAATCACGAGGACAATAAATCCTCTAACTCTTATGTACTATTATCATCAATATTATCCACAGAAGTATTTCCTAACAAAATATCAATATTAGAATCATATAAATCTGCATAATTGATAATTATATTGGGATCAATCCCATTGTATAATACATCATCTAGAAACTCAGCTACCTTAGAATAAGTATTTAATATAAATGGAATTTCAATTAGAATAATATTATTAACTTTACAATACTCCCGTACATCAAAATCCCTAGTAAGCTGAGTTTTAAATTCACTAATATCATTGTTGTGAATCCAAGGAATAAACTTATAATGTTGTTCACCCTGATATTCTATCCAAAATTGATTACTATCTATCGAGAATAAAAAATCTGGAACAACGTATGACCTAACAGTAGACACACCAAATAACCTAACATATCTTTTAGGCTGTATTCCATTATTAATTAGATACTCTAATACTAATCTCTCTCCAGCTGATGACTTACAATTCGTACACCCACACCCCAATAAATGATTAATGGCTACTTGTTCGAAGTCATTACCACAAGTGTTACAATGAATTATAACTCTATCTGTAGTCCCGCCTTTTAGGTCAGTTATCTTAGAATAGTCATATTTACCAACCCCGTGAATCTCATTAGCTCTCCGAACAAACTCAGGTATATCTATCCTTAGCTTCTCTGAAACTGAATCATAGCCACACATAGGACATCCGTGGCCATTGAGATGAGTGTTGACCTTTTGAATAAAATCTCCGTGAAGTCTACAAGTTATTGTTATTTTTGATTTATTATTTTTATAATCTTGTTCAGATTTACTATAATCATACCTATCCCCGTGAACTCTTCTTGCTTTTTCTACAAAGTCACTGAAGATAGTCCTAGTCGCTTTAGAGCTTTTTTCCTTTCCACATAAGGGGCACCCCCTTCCATTTAAGTGACTCCCAGGAGTTTGATAGAAATATTTGGAACACTTTATACAGAATATCTTTACTCTAGTGCCACTATTTTTATATTCAACTGAACTATAATCGTATTTATCTCCGTGTATCTTCCTAGCTTTTTCTATAAACTTCTGCAAAGACAATGAATATCTTTCGGATTTACACATCAAGCATGGATTATTTTCATGTGATTTTGCAATATGAGCTGCCGCTAGCTGTTTAAGAGTGGTATTATGCTTTCGACAAATTATAGTTACTTTTGTTCTCCTATCTTTATACTCAGTTTTACTATAATCAAATCTATCTCCAAACTTTCTTAGGCCTCTTCTTATAAACTCCTTCGTCTTCTCATCCTTCTCACTATACTTCTCTTCAATTATCTTCTCTATTTTTTCCTCACTAAGCTGCTGTTCAATTTCTTTTTCTTCGTGATCATGACAGCAACATTCTTCACCACAACAACAATCTTCTTCGTGGTTATGGTATTGTGCATTTAATAATCTTTCTGTTAAGTAACTCATTTTATTTTTAGCTCGCGATGCTCAGTTGTTAGATATATGGGGAGGCTGTTTTTAAGTTGCGCAATATTATACAACCTCCCTTAATAAAATGAGCTATCGTGCTTTTTAATTTAGAGCCAGGGTAGAATCGAATCTCACATCTTTAAATGCCCTGGCTATAGGTAAAATTATTCACTAATTCTTAACTTGTGTAACCTCCTCCATAAATAGTCCCTTTCTTACCCCAAACCTCACCATTTGTTTTCCTTCCAGCTTGATTACGAAGACTATTATTTGATTTAGTAGAAATATTCAAATTGAGTTTTCCGGTTTTATTTAATCCCATGTCTTTTGCATAGGATCCAGCTCTCATGGATAATGGAGAATTAGAGTGTCTAAATGCACTAATCGCACTATCTGTTGGGTTTTTTCCAAAAATATGAGGACTAAAATTCCCACTTTAAATAGCATTAGTTGCCATGGCTCTACTACCTTTCGGATTTCCTACTTTAGTAAAGAATTGTTTAGCCTGTTGTGCATTTAAACCTGTTCTTCCAAATTCTCTCTGTGCATATTCATAGCCTTCACAAAAAGCTCTTTCAAGGAGATCATCGAGTTCATCACTTCCTGTACTATAAAGTCTCTCCTCTTCATAGTTGTTGTTAATTCTTTCTATTTTCATTTTATATACTTTACATACAGGGGTTTTTGTTAATTTCATCTATTACCCCCCCTGTATGTTATTTTAACAAAGGAAGAGGTAATATTTTTTTATTTAAAGAGAGTATCTTATTAGCTGTTTATTCGGTTTTCCCTTCATCATTCGATCTATTGCATTAGCTCTATTATCCAATGCCTTCTCAATTTTAGTAGTATCTGTCTTAATGCCGTTTGCAGCCCTTCTTCTAATATTTGCTTCTATGTTTCGCTTTTGTTCCGCTGTAATATCCTGAAGATAATCTACCTTATAAAGAGGATTAGGGATTAACTCTCCTTTAGCAGTTTTAGCAAGTCTACCACCTTCATTATGGAGTATCTTATCCCCAGTTCTTACGTATTCCTGGATTAGAGCTTTTCTTCCCGAAAAGGCCCTTTGTCTTAATATAATCATTTTTTCTTATTTATGCTGTAGAAAGATTATTTATCTCGTTATACCACTCCCACTTCTACAGCATCTGTT